GGCCTATACATCCACCAACCTGCCGGACGAGCTGAAGGAGGCTCAGTTGGTCATTGCCATGGGCATCGACCAGGGTCTCGACCCGCTCGCCAACATCGACCCGGGGATCAAGCGCACGCGCGTGAAGGCGGGGAGTGTCGAGAGCGAAAAGGAGTATCAGGACGGGGCCCCCGCTAGAGCCGTCAGCGTTGCCATCAGTCGCGCACTGGCCAAGCTAGTCGCGGCAGGCGGCGGTTCGAATTTCGCTGTAACTCGGGGGTAATATGGGACTGCGTGACGATATCCAAACCGCTATTAGTGAAGAAATGGTAGATAGCCTTGCAGATACTGTTGAGGCTTTCACGGCTGCCAGGGTAACGACATCAGGCACGCTAGACCCGGCGACCGGGACATATACAGAAACGACTGAAACATGGGCGGGGAATTGGATCCGCGACGAGTTTTCAGTGGTAGAAATCGACACGCAGCACATACAACTGACCGACATCAAACGTATCATCCTGCAATCCGGGACGGACTGGATTCCAGAGACCGATGACACTGTCGGGAATTATTACGTTTTTGACGTGCAGCAGGATGGTGCTAAATCCACATGGACCATCCAGCTTAGGGAGGCATCGTGAGCCTTGATAGCGTGAGAGTCGCCCTTGTGACACGCATGAACGGCTGGACGGACGCCCCTGTCGTATGGGATGGGCATAGGGTGACTACCGCCGTCGAGATGGCACAAGCAGCCCGCACGCCGTGGTGCAGGGCGTCCATTGCGCAGGGCGATAGAGCACACGCGACCCAGAGCGGCACAATCCGCAGTGCCGGCCTGCTATTCGTTCAGGTGTTCACAGATGACGGAATAGGCCCGAAGGATGCGCGCGACTTGGCCGACTCCCTGGCGACTCACCTCGATGGCCACATTACCGGCGCGTTGGTACTCAGGGCAGCCTATATGATAGTTGCCGGGCCCTCTGATGGCTGGTATCAGATCAACGTAACCGTGCCGTGGCGGGAGTATGTATGAGCTTTGAAAATGACATAAGGCGCTTCGAGCAGATGGTATCAGGCGCAAGCGGGCAGACAATCAGGGCGGCGGCGCTTGAGGTTTTCACATCGATCATAGAGCGCACGCCAGTAGACACAGGGAGAGCCCGTGGTAATTGGCAAACATCAACAAATGCTCGTCCGAGGGGTACTTTGCCGATAAGGAGCGCTAACAAGGCAGTAGCAGAAGCCAACCTTAGCGCATTGACGTACACTCTAGCGGATACCATCTATTTCGCAAATAACCTACCCTACATCCAGCGGCTAGAAGATGGGTGGTCACAGCAGGCACCGGCCGGCATGGTGCAAGTGTCGCTTGATGGCTTCACCCAGGCTGTTGAAAGAAACGCACGAAACAACCGAACTTAAGAGGACATACCCATGGCAGTACTTGACGCACAATCAGCTACTTTCAGCATCGCCGACGAAATACCAGCAGCCGTTATTGTTGGTGGCATCGTGAGCTTCTCGGGATTCGACGGTGAAGCATCCGACATCGATATAACTACTCTCGCATCGACGGCAAAGGAATTCCGCCAGGGCCTGCAGGATTTCGGCAACTTCTCGATCGAGCTTTTTCGAGATCCGAGTGATGTTGGTCAGGTAGAAATGGAAACAGCAAGGGCCGCGCAAGCGACCCGTGAATGTGTGCTAACACTCGACTCGGGTGATATCGCCACTTTCGATGCATATGTTAAATCACTCACTTCATCCGGTGCTGTTGATGATGTCATAAATGGATCGGCAAACTTGAAGATCACCGGCGCTGTAACATGGACCTGATAAATGGGCTGGACACGCGAACCTAAAGAGTTGGCTCGGCGATTATCCATCTGTGCAGAGTGTCCGCATATCATGCTGACCATCCTGGGGCAGTGCCAGTCGTGCAAGCGTCGTGGCATTGTATCAGGCAAGGATGATTCAGACCTGTCCTGCAAGCACTGCGGCGGTGAGATGGAAGGCCGGGAGATCCTTCGCTGTGGCTCGTGTGGCTGCCCGCTGGCTACCCGTAAATTCGCATCCTGCCCTATAGGAAAGTGGTAATGACTTTAACCAAGCAACAGATCCTCGAAGCATCCGACACGAAAACCCAAGAGGTTGAAGTGCCTGAATGGGTTGGATCTGTGACCATTCAGACAATGACAGGCTATGCCCGCGATCAGTTCGAGGGGTCCATCACCGGCAAGAATGGTGCCGTCAATACCACCAATATCCGGGCCAAGCTGGTCGCCGCGTGTGTAGTGGATGATGCAGGTGAGCTGATGTTCGGCGAAAAGGATATTGCGAAACTGGGCAAGAAATCAGCAGCCGCACTTGAGAGGGTATTCTCGGCAGCGCAAAGCATGAACCGCATATCAGATAATGACGTGGAGGAGCTTGCAAAAAACTAATGGCCCAGCCACGGCGCAGGTATTACATTGCGCTTAGTCGTGAGCTGGGGATGACAGTAGACACCATGCTTCGGTCGATGAGTAGCGCAGACATATCCGAACAAATGGCATACGACGCATTGAAAGATGAAGACTATCGAAAGAAACTAGAAAACGAGAGAGAGCGCGTCGAGTCTCAAGAGCTAACGCCAGAGGAACGGGCCGCAAGATTCAAGCAGATGCTGAGGGGTAAATGATGGCCACGATCGCCAGTTTGGTAGTTGAGATTGCAGCGAACGCGAGGAGGTTTAACAGCGCGATTCAGGACATCACGTCACGCGCTAAACGCTTCGCAAAACAGCTCAAGAGCATCATCGGCGTGGCTGTTAAAGCCGTTGTGGCTGGCGCGGTAGCTGCCGCAGGTGCCGTAACGGCAATCGTCACCACGACATCCCTGGCTATGCGTGATCTTGTGCGAGACTCGGAAGCCGTGGGTACATCAGCAAGGGATCTGCAGAAGTGGCAAGTCGCTGCCCAGGGAATGGGCATTGAAGCCGAGACCGTCACCGACATCATGAAAGACGTTAACGAGAAGATAGGCGACTTCGTCCGAACCGGAGGTGGCGAGGCCGCCGATGTATTCGAACAACTGGGGTTAAGTGCACAAGGCTTCATCGGGCTGGCACCCGACAAGGCGTTGCTGCGTATTTCGTCCGCTTTAGATGGCCTGTCGGTCGGTGAAAAGACATTCTTCATGGAGTCACTCGCTAACGATGCGTCAAGGCTAATCCCACTGCTGGACGACAATGCGTCGCGGTTTAACGAACTTGTCTCAGAGGGTGAGCGATGGGGTAACATCATGACAGCCTCTGAGATCAAGGCGTCAGCGGCACTGGGTTCAACGCTTGGTAAAGCCAAGAAGATGATATTCGGTTTCAAGAACCTTTTAGGCGCACAGCTTGCACCGGCATTCAATGAAATCATCGCTTGGGTTAATGAGCTGACCGCCAGTTTCGGAGGCCCAAGGGATGCAGCAAAAGCAGTGGCGGGGGCAATAATAAATTCAATGGCCTTATCCATTGAGGGCGTGTCAGAGCTTATCAAGTGGATAAATAAACTTCGCGTATCTCTCATGAAAGTTCAAAGAATCGAGCTGGTAGCAGAGGACATAGGCTCACGACTGCAACTCCCTTTTACCGGCAAGGATGAGCTCGGCCCTGACGGGCAGCCCATCGAACAGAGCAGGCTGAAAGAGTTTGACGCCGAAATAAAACGCTTACAGAGTGGAGAGACGGGCGCTGATGCAGTTATCGCTAAACTCCGGGACTTGGCAGGCAGAATTAGTAGCACAAGCAGCAATGACATCCCAAAGCTAGGCGACAGCGCGGTAAATGCCGCAACTAATGTAGGCATGCTTGCAAACTCAGTCCGAGGCGCTGCGACATCCATTGTAGAGAGCGCAAGGGCGGCAGCAATCGGCGTTATACCCACTAACGACCAGTCATCAGTGCCAGGCGTGGCAAGCGCACCACGGGCCGGGCTTGGCCTCTCCAGCATCACACCAATGAGCCAAGCAGAGGTCAGGGCATCACAGCCAGCGGGCTTCGGAGCCAGCGCTCAATCAGCAGTGGGCCAGCAGAAAAGCCGCAAACTCGGCACGCTAACGCTAGCTGGCGAGAACGGCGGCAAGATCGACGTAGAAGCCAACGCCTCAGCGCTTGAGAGTTTCGTTGCAAACTTGCTTAGCAGCACAGCATCAGCCGTATAACCCGAGGATACAACCATGACCTTAAAGCTCTACGACGACGCAGCAGGCACTAGCGAGGTGGGTGCATCGCTGGTAATCA